TGTCGCTCATCACGCGCTTCCTGAAGGCCCTGCGGCCGGCGCCTCAGAAGACCCCACCCCCACGCATCGCCTCCGTGTTCGCCCCGCCCTGCCCCGCCGCCGGCTGGTGGCACGACGACCCGGCCGAGCAACTGCGCAACTACCGCTCGTGGGTGTACGCGGCGGTCAACGCCATCGCCCAGGAGGCGGCCCGCAACCGCCCGTTCCTCTACCGCAACACCGGCCAGGCCGAACACGAGCAGGTCGCGCTGCCGCACACGCACCCGCTCTGCCGGCTCCTCGACCGCCCGAACCCGTGGCTGACCCCGTGGGAACTCTGGTACCTGACGACGGTGTACCTGGAGTTGACCGGTAACGCGTTCTGGTACGTCGCGCCGCAGTCGGTCGGCGAAGCGCGGCTCGGCACGCCGGGCGAAATCTGGGTCATCCCGACGCCGTGGGTGCGCATCGTCCCGGACCGCACGCAGTACGTGCAGGCGTACCAGGTCGCGGCCCCCGGCGTGCCGTCCGAGACGTTCACCCCCGATGAAGTCATTCACCTCAAGTACCCGAACCCGCTCGACCCGCACTACGGCCTCTCGCCGCTGCAAGCCAACGCCCTGACGGTGGACGCGAACACGGAACTGCTGAAGTCGCGCTACCAGACGTTCCTGGCGGGCCCGCGACCGGGCGTCGTGCTGGAAACGGAGCAGACGCTGACCGACCAGACGGTGACGCGGCTCGAAGAGAAGCTGGCGGCGAAGTACGGCGGGCGAGACAACTGGCACCGGCCGCTGGTGCTGGAACAGGGGTTGAAGGCCAGCCCGTGGACGCTGACCCCGGCCGAGATGGACTTCCTGAACTCTTCGCGCATGACCCGCGACGAGATCCTGGCCGTCTTCCGCGTCCCGCCGCCGATCACGGGCGTCGTCGAGAACATGGGCCTGGGCGCGGACATCTGGTTCGGTGCCCGGGTGATGTTCTGCGAGGGCACGATCCAGCCGAAGCTCGACCTGATTGGCCAGGCCCTGACCCGCGACTTGGCCGCCCGCTACGGCCCGGACGTGGCGGTGAGCTTCCCCGACTGCTCGCCGCGCAACCTCGACCAGCGCCGCAAGGACGACGAGCTGGACGCGAAGCTCGGCCTGCGGACGTTCAACGAGATCCGCAAGTCCCGCGGCCTCGAACCGTTCCCCGACCCGCGCTTCGACAAGCCGATTCTGCCCCGCGAACTCGATTCGTGAGCGTCGGGCCGTGAGGCCGACGGTGCGCGCATCCACCAAACCACAGTCGCGCTGACGCCGCCACGCTCGCCAGGAGACCGCCATGCCCCTGACCCGTGCTGACCCCGCCACCCGCACGCTGGCCGTCAACCCCGACACGCTCACCGTCCGCTCGGTCATCACCACCATCGACCCGGACCGGGCCGGCGACGTCGTCATCCCCACCGGGTTGCAGAACGCCGACGAGTTCCTGCTCAACCCGGTCGTGCTCTGGGCACACAACCGCACGCAGTTCCCGCCCATCGGGGTGTGCGAGTGGCTCGACATCCAGCCCCGGCGGATCGTCGCCCAGACCCGCTTCGCCCGCGGGGTGCCGTTCGCCGAGGACGTCTTCCGGCTCTTCGAGCAAGGCGTCCTGCGCGGCTGGTCCATCGGGTTCGTGCCCCGCAAGGCCCGCCGGCTGCCGGCAACCGCCCCCGGGGTCGCGCCGGGTCTGCGCGTCGAGGAGTGGGACCTGCTCGAATACTCCGCGGTCCCCATCCCCGAGAACCCTGAGGCGGTCACGCTGGCCATCCAGAAGGGACTCGTCCGCGACCCGGTCTTCCGCGACTGGCTGCTGGCCAACCCCGACGTGCTGAGCGAACTGGTCGAACCGCCGCCCGAAGTGCGGCACAGCGAATAACCCCACGAACGCTTCTGCGAAGCGTCGCCGACCCGCCCTGTTTTTTCTGAACACTGGCCACTGACCACTGTCCACTTTTTCAAGAGGTTTCCATGTCCACGACCGTTTCCACCGACAAGTTCCAGTCCCGCGACGAGCTGGTGTCGTTCATCGAACAGGAAGCGCAATCTGCCGTCGAGAAGGCCACGCGCGTCGAGCGGCGGGTGCCGTGGGTGACGGCCGGCCCGGTGCTCAGCGACTCGGCCGGGTATTCGGTGCTGAAGGCCGCCGCGTTCGCGCTGGGGTTCGTCGGCCCCGACCAGGCGAAGGAAGAGATCCACACGCACCAGCAGCTCCGCGACCTGTACGCCGGCTACGGCTTCTCGCCGCACCACGGGCAGCAGTCGTTCCTGGTGCCGCTGGCCTCGGCCCACCTGCCGGTCTTCGAACCGCACGGCCGGCGCCTGCGGGACGAACTGCACCAGAAGATGACGGTTCACGCCGAGAAGTTCGACCCCGACGAGGCCGACTGGATCACCAGACGATCCGGGTTCCACCGCAAGGCGCTGGGCACGCTGATCGACACCGCCGGCGGGACGATGGTGCCGCTGCCGATGCTCGGCGAACTCATCGACCTGCAGCGGAGCCTGGAGGTGTTCGCCACGGCCGGGGCGCGGGAGGTCGCGCTGCCGCCCAACGGCCGCATCCAGTTCCCGAAACTGACCGCGGCCTCGACCGCCTACTGGGTCGGCGAGGGCAGCCCGATCACCGAGAGCCAGCCGACGACCGGCAACCTCGACCTCCAGGCGAAGAAGCTCGGCGTGCTGGTGAAGCTGAACAACGAGCTGCTCCGGTTCGCCAGCCCCAGCGCCGAGGGGCTGGTGCGGTTCGACATGGCCCGGGCGGCGGCACTCAAGGCCGACCTGGCGATGCTCGAAGGCACCGGCGGCACGCAGATCAAGGGCATCACCACCTACTCGGGCATCGGCACGCACACGGCCAGCGTCACCGGCAGTAGCGGGGACACGTTCCAGCCCGCCGACGTGGCCCTGATGGAGAGCAAGCTGCCCGACTCGGTGGACGCCCCGACCGCCTGGGTGATGCGCAAGACCATGTTCGCGGCCCTGATGAACCGGCGGGCGGCCGCCGTCAGCGCCAGCGACGGCGAGGGTCCGTTCCTGTTGCGCGGCCCGGGCCAGGGGTCGGCGGTGCTGCCCGGCCAGCTCTACGGCACGCCGGTGGTGCGCTCGTCGCAGGTGTCGGCCACGCGGGTCAAGGGCGGGGCATCGAACCTGACCTACATCCTGCTGGGCAACTTCCCGGACTGGGTGGTCGCCCGGATGGGGGTGATGGAGTTCCTGGCCAGCGGCCTGGGCGACACCGCCCTCCAGAACGACCAGACGGTACTCCGGGGCATCCAGCACATCGACGCCGGCCCGCGCTACGCCGCCAGCTTCGTGCTCTGCGACCAGCTCGTGATCGCGTGACGATTCAGAGACCTAACCCCCCGCCCCCTTCCCTGACAGGGAAGGGGGGCAAAGCCCATCCCCCGCAGGGGGGAGGGGTTGGGGAGGGGTCGATTTACTCAACCACCAACCCACGGGAGACCCCATGTCCACCGCACTCAACGACCTCGCCTCGGGCGGCCTCGTCGCCGCCGGGCTGTACCCCGACACCCAGACCGCTTCGGTCAACGGCCCGGCCGTCGACATGGTCGCCGCCGACGGCGAGTGCTTCGCCGTCCAGCAGGTCGGTGCGTTCTCCGACGACACCACGCTGTCCGGCCACATCGAGGAATCGGCCAACGGCACCACGTCCTGGGCGGCCATCTCCGGGGCGACGTTCGACGACGTGTCCGCAGCCGACTCCGTCCAGGTGATCCGGTTCACCCGCACGGCCCGGTACGTCCGCTACGTCGGCACGCTGACCGGCGACACCCCGTCGGTCGTGCTCGCCGTCCTGATCGGCGAGCAGAAGAAGACGATCTGAAGTCTGGGGCCGGCGGCGAGCGGCAGGGGGCAGGGTCGAGCCGGGAGGGGGAGCGGGCGTGCCGCACCGGTTCGGACGGGCCTTGTCCCTTGCCCCTCGCCCCCGGCCCCGATCCACAGGCGGGCTGGGGGAGGTGGGGGGCGAGAAGCACCCCACACCCAACAGACGCGCCGCTCACCCTTACCCCAGTCTGCACCATGCCACTGACCACTCTCTCCGACGTAAAGGCCTCGCTGTTGATCTCCGGCACGGCCGACGACGCCGTGCTGGGCGACCTCCTGGACGCGGCCGACGCGTTCGTCACGGAATGGACCCGGCGGGACTTCACCGGCGGCGCGTTCACCGAGACGCACCCGGCCGGCCGCCCGCTCGTGTTCCTCCGCAACTACCCGGTCACGGCGGTGACCAGTTTGAAGGTCGATGCCGCGCGGCAGTTCGGCTCCGACACCGCCCGGCCCGCCGAGTCGTTCGTCGTCCACGCCGACCGCGGGGTGATCGAGTCGCTGCGCGGCCCGTTCCTGCCGCCCCGCGACGGCCGGCGCGACGACTGGCCCGCCGCGGTGCAGGTGGTGTATTCCACCGCGACCGGCGCGGTGCCCGAGGCCGTGCGGGAGGCGTGCTGCCAGTTGATCGGCCACTGGTACCGGTTCGTCAAGACGGCGGCGGACCAGGACTACCAGATCCTTCTGTCGCGGATCGACGGCAGCGGCGGCCAGAAGGACTGGCCGTGGAGCCTGGCGGCCGGCGAGCCCTTGCCGCCCGCCGTGCTGCAACTGCTGGCCCCGTACCGGGTGCCCGCCGCGTGAGCGGAATCCCGTTTCCCCACTGGCGGCGCGGGTGCCACCGGCCTACACCAATCCCCCGGCCGACCTCCCCGCGGACGCACCCCGATGTTCCCCGGCCTCCGACCCAGCGCTGGCAAACCCCGCCGCACGCGGCCGGCGGTGGCGATGGTGCTCGTGCTGGCGCAGTGCGTGGGCGCGTTCGGCTTCCCGGTCTTCGTCCGCGGCGGCGAAGCACTCCGGCCGTGCGGGTGCAAGGCCAGCGAGCGATCGGCGGCGTGCTGTTGCGGCACCGGGGAGTGCTGTGCCGGCGGCCCGAAGGAAGCGAAGGCCGAGCCGCCGCTCTGCCCCAAGTGCCGGACGAAGCAACCCGCGGAACCCGCCCCGGTCGTGTCGGTCACCATCGTGAAGGCCGGCCACTGCCACGGGGAAAGCGACAGCGTAGCCGGCTTGAGCGTCGAGAACCCCGCAGTCCCGCCTTCCGCCCCCGCCAAGCCTGCCTTCGCACCCGCGCCGGCCGGTTCCGTCTGCCAGGTAGACCTGTCCGCCACGTCGACCGTTTGTCTCCCGCCCGATCCGCCGCCGCGGCGCCGCTGAGATTCCCCTCCGGTACACGACAAACCCGCCCGGGCTGCGGCGCCCCGCGCCGCCGGTCCGTCACCCGTCCATACTCACCCCCGGGAATCGAATCGCCATGCGCCGCAAGAACGCATTCACCCTGATCGAACTGCTCGTCGTGATCGCGATCATCGCAATCCTGATCGGGCTGCTCTTACCCGCCGTGCAGAAGGTGCGGGAGGCGGCGGCCCGGATCAAGT